GGCAATGAAGCTTATCAAAGCTAAGAAGGATGAGCTGGAAACGGATAAGCTGCCCCCTCAGGAACTCATACAGACAACGTGGAAATGTTATATTCCGTCTGCTTTGATAGGTGTTGGTACTGTTACTTGTATCATTGGTATTGGAGTAATGGATAGGCGCAATCAGGCAGCATTAACCAGTGCTTATGCTATGCTTAACGAATCCTATAAACAATACCGACAGGCCGCTAAAAAAGTATATGGCGAAGATGCCGACAATAAGATTCATGCGGAGATGGCGAAAGATGCGATGATATCTGATAATAGTTGGGGGTATCAGACGTACAACATGGATATGGATATCGAAAGTGAGCGTATTCTGTGCTATGACATGCTTTCTAAAAGGTATTTTAACACGACTATGGCGGCGGTGATCAATGCCCAGTATCACATCAACCGTAATCTTCAGCTTCGTGGATATTGTACTTTGAACGAATATTACGAATTCATGGGGATTAACGGAATTGATCTCGGTGATGAAATGGGTTGGGATATGCAGGATATTTATGAGGGTGGCGAGATGTGGCTTGATTTCGATAATCGAAAAACCACTCTTGAAGATGGTCTTGAATGTGTAATCATTTCGGGATATGAGCCGCAACAATTTGGAGTGGAACTGCTCGAAGAAATAAGGGGGGATTGAGCTTTATGGAAGATACGAAATTGACAAAGAAAGACATTATGGACGTCGCGGTAGGTGCTGGGATTATATTTGTAACCGGATTTATCGCATACAAACTTGGTGTGGAAAGCGGCAAAAAGCAGTATCAGAAGACTATGATAATGCTCGCCAGGAAGAACGGTGAGATATGGCGTATCGTCGATGGAGACCACAGACTCACAGTAACATATTTCTAAGTCGCAAAATCTACAAGCACTATTATGGAAAGGAGGTAACGCTTTATGGGAAGAAGCAGCATCATTAAAGTTCTTGGAACGGTAGTAACCGTGGTTGGATTGGCAGCAAATTTGTTATCCGACTGGGTTAAAGACCAGCAGATGAACGAAAAGATCGAAGAAAAAGTAAATGAGGCGATTGCCAAAAGAGATAAAGAACAGGAGGAGTCCTAACAAGGGCTCTTCCTTTCTGTTTCGCAGGAGGAAATCATGGACAATCGTATTGTATTGGCTATTGAGGATTATATTTTTGACTTGACAGATCCTCAAAGAAATTGGCCTAAGCATTACTTCAAACAAGCAAGTTTTTCAAGATGGGCCGCAGAAGAGATTTTAAAACTTGTTAAAAGAGAATCATCTCTTCAGGAATCCATTGACGTGGTTACTGATTTCAGTATCAAGATGAAGAATTTTGCACTCATGGATCATGATGATAAGGATGATGCTCGAATTTTCTATGTGGCATATGAAGTAGGGACTGATATTTTAGATATTTTAAACGCAATGAAATGAAAGGAGAAAAAGATGAAAGTATTAAGAAAACAGGAAGTAACAATTCAGGCAGCAAAGGAATTTCAGGTTGGAGACCAGATTGAGGTAGGAAAGTATACAGCGACCTGCCAGAAGGTTACCAGGAAAGGAGCACTCTTTCTTCTGGATCAGTATCTGGATGAGCCGTTCAAGATGAACCGGGAGAATACGAACGAGGGCGGCTATGAGGCAAGCAACTTGCGTATGGAGCTTCAGAAGGACAGCATTCTGGATATTTTCAGCTCTATCCGGGATAGGATGGTGCCGTTCAAAAATGGTGACTTGCTCCGTATTCCGTATGCCGAGGAATTTTTTGGAGATATCGATGAGTACGAACCGAGCGGCAAGAAACAGTGGCCTCTTATGAAAGACCGCAAGAATCGTATCGCAATTCGCGAGGGCGAAGCTTACGAGTGGGGCTGGTTACAAAATAAAGTGAAGTCTTCTTCGGCTCTTTTCGCTTGTGTGGGCGGCTATGGCAATGCGTACTACGGCAGCGCCTCGAGCTCTTCCGGGGTTCGTCCGGTCTTCCGGTTAGGTTAATCTCCGCCCCTTGTGGGCGGTTATATTTTTGAAAGGAGAAAACAGATGAACACGAAACCAATGTCTAAGGCTCTCCGAAACATGGAAGATGCTCTTAGAAAACATAGTCCGGAGATACTTACCGGAATCGGTATTGCCGGAATGATTACGACAACGATTCTGGCAGTACGGGCAACACCAAAGGCATTGATCTGTATTGAGGAAAAGAAAGAGGAACTTGAAGCGGAGAAACTGCCGCCGAAAGAACTGATTCTTGCAACCTGGAAATGTTATATTCCGGCAACAGCCATCGGTACGGCATCGGTACTTTGTCTTATCGGGGCAAGTTCTGTAAATGTCCGAAGAAGAGCAGCATTGGCAACTGCATATAGCTTGTCTGAGTCAGCATTCCGTGAATATCAGGATAAAGTTGTCGAGGCGATGGGTGAAAAGAAAGAAGAAGCTATACGAGACGCAGTAGCTAAAGAAAAGATTGAGCAGCATCCTGTGAGCACGCAGCAGGTCATCATTACGGAAAGAGGAAATACTCTTTGCTATGACTCTGCATCCGGAAGATATTTTAAATCGGATATGGAGAAGTTGAAAAAAGCTGAGAATGAGTTGAACCGGCGGATGCGAGATGAGATGTTTATATCTTGGAATGATTTCAATTATGAGGTTGGGCTTCCGCATATGAGTATGGGAGACGATCTTGGATGGAATATCGATACCGGATATTTGGAGTTGCGGTTCAGTTCGCAGATTGCTGATGACGGAACGCCTTGTCTGGTGATCGATTACCATGTAGAACCCCGGTATGATTATCGGAATAATGGATAAAAGTTCGCAAACTTTACAAGCACTTTAATGGAGAGAATCACTAAATTTTCTTAACACGAAAGGAGAACAAAAATGGAACCTAATGAAATGATGGTAAATGAAGAGGTAGTTGAAACAGCAACAGAAGCAACTGAGGAGATCGTGAAGAAGAGTTCTGGTAAAGGATTCAAGATTGCGGCCGGTGTTGGTCTGGTAATTGTGGTTGGCGGGTTAGCCGTTAAGTACGTTATCATTCCGGCAGCGAACAAGATCAAGGCAAAGAAACAGCAGAACTCCACTCCGATTGATGTGGAAGCAGAGGAAGTTTATGAGGACAGCACCGAACAGGAAACCGAAGAAGAAGATTCCGAGGAGTAACTGAAAACTGAATAAGAAAAATAGTCGTTCTGGCTAAGGGAAAGTATCTGTAACAAGGTGCTTTCCCTTTTGTTGTTTGGAACGGACTGGAGGTGTTTTATGAACAGATACAGCTATAAGGGTCCTGTCATGGAATTTGAACAGTGCGTTTCAAATAATTGGGAAGGGACCACATATGCCACATCTGAAAAAAAGGCAAGAAGTAATTTGGCTTATCAGTATAAAAGGCAATTTAATAAAATAGCCGCAACAAGAATAAGTCTTCCAGGAAAACTGGTTGAAGTATAGAAAGGAGAAAATCATGAAGAAAAATGATTGCGATTGGATATTTGGTTTTGGGATGATGATTGCCGGTCTTATTGGGCTTGGATATGGACTTGGCGTCCACTGTAAGATGAAAAAGCTTTGTGAAAAGCTTGACACAACGATTGACGATTTGTCGAACGATGTTCCTATTGATATTCCAAAGGAAGTCATCGACCAGGCTGTAGAAAGAGCTGCTGAGAGACGAGCCCGTTATGCTGTAGATAATGCAGCGGCGGATGTCATTAGCAAGATAAAGTCTGATATTCACAATGAGGTTTCTTCTGCTGTATCAGATGAGCGAAAGAAAATTTCGGAAAAGGTCACTGACACAATCGCAGAGAAAGTGTCTAAGATTGACGAAGATGATCTGCGTAAAGATGTTGTCGCTAAAGCAAAAGAACAGATAGCTGCAAAGTTTGACAATAAGCTTGATGATATTTTGGAGGATTTTAACTCGAACCTCAGCAATGTTTCAAGAATTTACAGGTCTATCGCACAGACTATCGCCGGGACACAGAACGCGAGAGATGTGATGTTTAAAATGGTATAGAAAGGAGAAGAACAATGGAGGAATATGGAGGAAACTCTCACAAAATGAAAGATGAGAAAAAGACTCTCCCTGACAAATCATCAGAAGAAAAGAAAATTGAAAAAGTCATCAGCGGTTCTGCTAAGCCTAAGAAAAAGGGTGAAATACAGAAATTCGCTGATGTTTTCATTTCGGAAGATGTCGGAAATGTAAAGTCTTATATTTTCATGGAGGTGCTTGTTCCTGCGGTAAAGAAAGCAATCTCCGACATTGTGACGAATGGTGTTGATATGATTCTTTACGGAGAAACCAGACAGAAAAAGAATTCCAATACGACGAAGGTTTCTTACGGAAAGTATTATGGGAACGGCGGAGATCAGGAGCGACGGAGCAATAACTACAGGCAGTCCGGACGAACGGGTTTTGACTATGATGAAATTATATTTGAAACTCGAGGCGATGCCGAATCAGTTCTGGATGCCATGAACGAAATCATCAGCCAGTACGGAGTTGTAAGCGTTGGCGATCTATACGATCTTGCCGACGTGTCTACTGATAACTTTGCGGTAAATAAGTATGGCTGGACAGATATTGCAGGATGCAAGGCGGTTAGGGTACGTGACGGCTATGTCCTCAAACTGCCGAAAGCATACCCGCTGAATTAAGGAGGGACTGAATAATGGCTGATGTAATATTAAGGCGTGACCAGATTTTGGATACTGCCAAGACCATCATCAATGGGGAACGTGAGGGTACATACGGAAAGGCAGAGGATAGCTTTGCTTCTATCGGCGCATTATGGAGTGCGTATCTGAAGCATGATATTACTCCTATGGACGTTGCTAATATGATGATTTTAATGAAGGTAGCACGTAATGCATCTGGTGTCTATAAAGAAGACAACTGGATTGATATTTGTGGATATGCCGCATTAGGCGGAGAAATTCAGGAAAAGGAGAATAAGTAAAAATGAAAAAAGATGAAATCATGAATAAGATGAGTGGAGCTTTCAGCAATGTTAGTTTTAAGATGAAGAAGCACAGCCCAGAAATTCTTATGGTGGCTGGTGTTGCCGGTGTGGTTGTGAGTGCCGTTATGGCGTGCAAGGCGACTCTTAAAGTTGATGCTGTGATGGACGAGACCAAAGAGAAAATGGATAAGATCCATGAGGCTGAGGAGAAAGGTGTCACAGATTCCGGAGAGGATTATTCCAGGGAAGATGTCAAGAAAGATACAGTGATTGTATATGCACAGACGGGTCTCAAACTGGCGAAGACTTATGCACCTGCGATCGCGATCGGGGCTTTGTCAATTACGAGTATCCTTGCATCGAACAATATTCTTCGTAAGAGAAATGTGGCACTGGCAGCGGCCTACGCAACGGTAGATAAGAGCTTCAAGGAATATCGCAACCGTGTGATCGAAAAGTTTGGTCAGGAAGTAGACCGGGAACTGAAGTACAACATTAAGGCTGAAAAGGTAACGGCTACCGAGGTGGATGAAGAAACCGGAAAAGAGAAAAAGGTCAAGAAGAATGCCTTTGTCGTTAATCCGTCCGATGTAAGTGGCTACGCACGGTTCTTCGAGAAGTACACGGTTGACGAGGATGGAAATTCGATCCTGAATCGTCACTGGGAGCCGAATAATGAATACAATATCATGTTCATCAAGGCGCAGGAAAACTATGCAAACGATTTACTCAGGGCAAAGAAGCGTCTGTTCCTGAACGATGTGTATGAGATGCTTGGATTGCCTCGAACCAAAGCCGGTCAGGTTGTAGGTTGGGTTTATGATAAGGATAATCCGGTAGGCGACAACTATGTTGATTTCGGATTGTATGCGGACAACCTGAGCTATTCTGATTTCGCAAATGGACTCGATCCTGCAATTCTGTTGGATTTTAATGTAGATGGAAACATCTGGGAGATGATGTGAATGGAGGGACTTGACGGTATCGGTTCAGGAGATTGGTACCGAACAATGACAGACTATCCTTGTCTTGGCTCAAAAGAGATGAGGATAGCCTATTATATTTGAAGGGAGTTTTTACATGCGTAAAGGAACCATGATTACTGCTCTTCTTTTATCGGTTCTCATGTTTTTGCATAGCGATATACCTATGAGTGACGAAGTTGTATATGCAAGTAATGTTACAGTAACACGTATAATTCCTGAACCGGCATTTGTTGATGTGTCGCCAGTAGTAACTATAGAATCACTAGAAGAAGAGGAAGATATTTTATCATACGAGGATATTTCGTTGATTGCACTTGTCACGATGGCGGAAGCCGAGGGCGAATGCGAAGAGGGGAAACGTCTTGTCATTGATACGATTCTTAATCGTGTTGATTCAGAACATTTCCCGGATAACGTTTATGATGTTGTCTATCAAAGAAACCAATTCTCGTCAATCTGGAACGGACGTATTGATTGTTGCGAAGTAGAAGATGATATTTGTCAGCTTGTTAAAGAGGAATTGAGATCGCGCACAAACACCGATGTTATATTCTTCACAGCCGATGAGTATAGCAAGTACGGCGTTCCAATGTTCCGGATAGAAAACCATTATTTTTCAAGCTATGAATGAAAGGAGAACAATTATGAGTAATTTTGTATCGGCAATTATATCTTACACCCTTGCGGCATTGGCTGGGGTTTGTTTCGTCGGAGGCGTTGCACTCTTATCAGATGGTAGGAGGGCGTAAAAAAGATGGAAAGATTTGAAAGAACAATCTCAATATTGGATTATGCGCTGGATACCCCTAAGAAAAGGCATATTACTGGAGGTATTCTTTTAAGTGTATCGATGCTGTTCACAGGGTTGGCGCTTACGGTGATGACAATAAGAAGGGAGGAGGACATGGAAAATGAGTAAAGGAAAAGGACTTATCATATTTGTCCTCGGAGCGGCGACAGGTTCTGCTGTGACTTGGCAGTTTGCAAAAAAGAAATACGAGAAGATTGCTGAAGAAGAGATCAACTCTGTAAAAGAGATATTCTCGAAACGGGAACAGGACACCTCTGATGTTGAAATAACCGTGGAGCCACAGCCCAGTGTAGAGGCAAGTTTAAAGAAGTTTGAGGAGAAGCCCGATATTTCTACCTATGCGGAGATATTGAAAAACGAGGCTTATGTACCGGAGGGAACAGAGATGGCAGAAAACAAGCCTTATGTAATCTCGCCGGATGAATTTGGCGAGAATGAAGATTATGACACAATAAGCCTTACATACTATGCAGATCAGGTTCTGGTGGATGATGGAGGCGACAAGATTGAAGATGTGGACGACGTAGTCGGCATGGAATCTCTGGCACACTTTGGAGAATACGAGGATGATTCTGTATTTGTAAGAAATGACAGGCTGAGGTGCGACTACGAGATTCTTATGGATGAAAGGACTTATTCAGAAGCCCAGAAAGAACGTCCGCATCAGAGGGAGGTATAAATGACAAGAAGCGAGCTGAATAGCAAGTATTTTAATTGGATGTGCCAGCTCGTATTGGATCGACGATACTCCAAAAGTCTGTCCTATCGTAAACTTTTACGGTTCCTGAATTGTGTGGATTTTTCCTATACGATTCCTATGGACGGAAACCGGGAAGGCGACGGGATAGACTTACGATATCGTTTCGGTTACGAGAATTCATATGAGAATTCCGAAATCGCAACATATTTGGATAATCGGCCTTGTAGTGTTTTGGAGATGATGATTGCCCTCGCTATTCGGTGTGAAGAACATATCATGGATGATCCAGATATCGGCAACCGGACTGGACAGTGGTTCTGGAACATGATTGTAAATCTCGGTTTAGGTTCTATGACGGACGCAAAATTTGATGAGGATTATGCAAACGAAATAATTAAACGGTTCCTGGATCGGCGATATGCACGGAATGGCGAGGGTGGTTTGTTCACCGTAGAGCATTGCAACCGGGATTTGAGAACGGTCGAGATCTGGTATCAAATGTGTTGGTATCTGGATAAATTTGTATGAATTTGGAGGTACTGGATGGCACATGGAGACGTATACAAATGGTTTGAATTATATTTTCCACAATATGCAGGTGAGAATACTGAAATGTGGTTCCCGAATGGTAAGAACAGCATACGTGTAAGGCAGACAAACAGGCAGGAATTTATATTCACCTACAACGGAAAAGATGACTGGAGATTTGAAACAGTCAAAAGCTTTATCAAAGGAAGGAAAGGAGAAAAGGTAATGAAATGATCGACTTTTTAACGATTTCAACACGTAGTAAAAAGCGTGGTGTTATAGAAATCTATCCAAAGTTCATTATCAAGAAAAGCGGCGATCTTATGATAAGAGGCGGTGATTTCTACGCTATCTGGATTGAAGAACGCGGTTTATGGTCTACGGATGAGCAGGACGCATTACAGCTCATCGACCGCGAACTGGATAGGTATGCTGAAGAAAACCGCCAGCGCTTTGACTCCGATATTATCAAAGTCCTACATATGTGGGATGCTGAGTCCGGCATGATTGATTCATGGCATAAATATTGCCAGAAGCAGTTAAGAGATTCCTTCCATATGCTGGACGAAAAACTTATATTTTCAAACACGCCAACAAATAAAAAAGATTACGCCAGTAAAAAGCTAAATTATCCGCTTGAAGCTGGCGATTTG